AGGCTTACGTACGCAGGTTGGTTCCTACTACTTTACATTGCGGGAGGCGTATAATGGCTAAATGGGACTTAGACAAAGGGGTTAAGACACATGAATACGATGTGGTCAACAAACCTAAACACTATGGGGCAGGATACATTGAGTGTATCGACTACATTCAGGACTTCCTATCTAAGGAAGAATACATTGGATACCTCCGTGGGAATATAGCCAAGTACCTACATCGTTGGCGATACAAGAATGGCCTTGAAGACCTAAAGAAGTCGGAGTGGTATGGTGCAAGACTTATTAAACTTATGGAGGAAGACGATTGACACTATTCGAAGGACTGCTAATTGTAAACCTATTGGTGTCGTTATGGTTAGTCCATAAGTTAGGTAAGATAGACACTGACGTAGAAATCTTATACCAAGGTGTTGCGAGAATACTTAACGACAAAGACAAGACCTAGAATCAGAAAAGCCCAAGGCGTCCGTAAGGGATACCTTGGGCTTCTTTGTGTTTAACGTCTGTGGTTACTTAGATAGTCCCTTAGACTTCTCAAAGGTCCGTAGTGAGCCTAGGCCTAGTAGACCGCCTAAGACTGTCAGAAGGCTTGTCATATCAAAGACTGGAAGGTCTGGCACAGTAGCACCAAAGGCTACAATACAGAACAACAACACAGGCTGTACGACGAAGTGATAAGCAAAGGCTACACCACAAGTCCAACCTACGAAGGGTCTCCATGACGACTGAAATAGATTACCCTTAGCTTCTTCTACGTTCACTGCGATCTGTGCAAGAGCAATAGAGTGGGCTTGCTTTTCAGCTAGTGTACCGATCTCATGGGCTAACTTAGCTTTCTCATCAGCATCTGGAATGAACTTATCCAGTATGTCTGAGATTGGTCCGATTAGTTTTCCTAGCATAGTATCTCCTATTTGTTCCCTGACCAATGTTCTGCCATTGATCTAATGGCTTTAATGTTCTCATCAATACGAGCCATGCTTACAGCTTGGGTCTGCACTAATTTCTCTAGTATCTCAATACGAGCTTCATCACGTATGATCCGCTCCTTGTTGCTCACTACACTATTCTCCAAGTCAGCAAAGAACCAGATTGCAGTTATTGTGTAAGCGCCTACTCCGACAAGAACAGACAGTGGAACATTCTTATTTACGCTCCAGTTTTCTTTGGTCATTTGTACTTCTTCCTGTCTAATTCAAAGTGTGGGGCATCGTAGAAGCTCTTCCAGTCACCGCCCCACACAATAGGAATTTCAAGTTCTTCTGCTGCTGCCTTCATAGCCACAGCCATAGTCTCAAATCGTTCTAGGTCATTCCAGTCTACGGGGTATGGAACCATGTCTACAGCATGACCTGTGATGTGTCGTGAGTTCATTGTAGTAGACTTACCAGCCTTATACAACTCACGTTGACGGTTGATGTTACGGATACCTTCGATGACTGTGAAGTCAACTCCAGTGATTTTAATCGCAAGTTTAACTACCTCGACCAGATCAGGGTGTACACCTGACAGGCTCTGCATACTGCGTGTTCCTAGTTTATATGTCATTATGTATCCTTACGTTATTTTCCAAAGGCGTTCCAAAAGATAGTCTGCCCATTCCCTGATGAAGTACCTTCGTTTATCAAGGTAAAGGAACTAAGTGACCCAGTGTCTTTGCAAGCGACAGAGTACAAGTCCACCTCAAAGTCATTACTTGCCCTGTTATCATTAGGCGTACCCTGCAAAGTAAAAATCGCACTGGGGAAAGCTAGTGGGAAGGTAATAGTCTTGTTTACGTTTACGTTTACAGAAGTAGCTCTACCCCACTGCATGATTAGACCTGATGGCAGAACTTCATATCCGTCAGTGGTTAGACTAGAAGCACCCATAGTTGCAGCCCTGATCTTTGCAGGGGAAACAAGGCTTTCTGTGGTACTTGTACCAGCTTCCCAAGCGGATGTAGCTTGATCCCCTAGCAAACCAGTTTGTGTACCCGCCGCATCTACTACCTTAGTGTCGTCTAGGATAGCAAACTCGTTTGTAGTCTGGTCCAAGTAACCAACACTAATCCAAGCGTCATTAGCTTCTGACCTCATCTTAAGAAAGTTGTTACCTGTGTCATACCAAAACATATTAGCATAAGTAGTTGTAGGCGCTGTAGCCCCACTACTGTTACTAGCGGAGGCTTGAAACGCGGAAGTTAAATCAGCACGGGTTGCAGGAAAGGATGCGTTATTAATTACGAAGTCGTTTTGCGACATTAGTTGTACTCCACGTATGCGGTTAATTCGGTTACACTGGGGGTGATGTTAGAGGATGTAGACAGGAGTTTAATCTTGAACCTGTACGCTCTGGCACTAATGTCAGCCACATTGATGCGAGAATAGGGTGACCATGTAGGAAAACCTAAGGGATCATCTTGGGTTGTAGATACAAAAGCTACGATATCTGTATCTGCAAATTGGCTCAAGCCACCTAAGTCATCAAACAGTCCAGCACCATCATCAAACAACCCGCCTTGGTCATCAAACAGGCCAGCAGAGCTATCGTGCCTTACTGTAGTGGCACTAACGTAAACCCTAGACCTTTTAACTGTATTAGTCGCCGTTTCAATGTAGTTGCTAAAGAAGTATTCCCCCTCAGACGGTGCCGATGAGAAGTCAGTTATCCTAAGACTCTCACCAACTACTTCCACATCAACCTTAGTGCCTGTGAAGGCTGGGCTATCAGTTAGTGTAAGTGAGTTAGCAAAAGGTTCGATATCAGCAGGAAGTACAATAGTTGTTGTATAGTTTATAGAAGCAATGCCAGACTTGTCGTAAGCCCTAATAGTATAACTACCAGACTTAGCTGGGGCGGATACAACAGAAGCAGGACGAGGAACTTTGTTTACATAGGTAGTTGAGTTAGCCCATGTAGCCCCAGTTAGATCAGGGGTGAACCTAATACGGTAGAACGAAAGGTCAAGATCAGGTACAGCGTCCCAATCAAAGGTTATTACAGAACCATTAACTTCCGCTGTGAAGTTGACTACATCAGAGGGTGGCTCCAGTAGTCCTGCTGCATTAACCCCATCAAGTAACTCAAATAAACCCTTGATACCAAAAGTATTTACAGCCCTAGCTCTAAAGTCATAGTCTCCATCCACTAAGTCAATGGCCTCAAAGTCCCCAAGTTGTCCTGTGCCTAAGCTAATGTAAACAGAAGAAGAACTCAGTTTATACTCAGCCTCAACATAGTCTATTCTCTCAGGAGCACCTGAGGTTACACTAAGGGTGATGACATTAGTTAGCTTCTCTCTGATAATCTGAGTTCTAGCCACAGCAGATAGTCCTACAGAAGGGACATCAAACGGCGATAATAACTGTGTGTTATCTCGTTCGTATACAATACCATCGCTTACTTCATCAAAGACGCTCTCAGCAGTCTCACGTAGGGACATATCAACTTGTAAGTCTAGGTTATCTACTAGGCCAAATGACCATTGTATGACTTCAAACTCTTTGTTAGTCCAACCAAAACGAGAGTTGGTAATACGGACATTATCTCCTACCTGTAACCCAAGGGTACGAAGGCCATAACTAGCATTAACTGTAAGCTGCTGTCTGTTACGCTCCAAGGAAATTAGACCTAAACGTCTAGCTGTAACTGAGGTATCAGTAAAGGGCAGATCGACATCAGCTACAGATACCTGTCCTCCATCAGCAGTTACAAAAGCAGCATTAGTAACCTCTGGGTAGTCAGTAACTTGCCAGTCGCTCTCTAGCCCCCTAAATGTACCTTTGATAGTGTTAAAGTTATCTCTACGTGAGTGTCGTGTACCTACAGATATACCAGAGCGAAGGTCATCCTCGTTAAGGTCCATAACTGGGGTAGTATAGTAAGCTGACTTCATACGCCACTTACCCTGAGCATACCACATGGAACCGCCCATAGCTGTAAGCATAGCTGTTAGTGTATCATAAGGAGTGGCTGCTGTAGTGAATGAACCATTAGTTGTATACCTAGTAGTACCAGCATTTGTGTTAGTCTGGTCACACACGTTAGCGGAAGATATAACTAAGGTGTCATCTACGTTAACTACATCCTCGCCTAGACCGTAGGAGTACGAAGTAGTATCATCCGAGCCTTTGCCTGATGTTAGGTAGTCTCTCATGCACAGAGCTGGATTAGAAGAGAAAGCTACTGTACTTGTACGAGGGTCATAGACCTTCTTACCTTTTACTGTAGTAGTAAACGTAGGAATACCATTAGGAAAAGCATCCGCATTAAACTTGAGCCTAACGTAGATATAAGCAATTCCACTAAGTGTACACTGTGCGTCCCAACCACCAGAGGCAGACTCAGCCACTAGATCAGCATCAGCTACTTGGCTAGGGGAACCTGTGTGGGTGTTGATACGTATCTTACCATTGTACTGAGTAGGGCTAGTTACGTTACCACTGCCGTCTACAGTAGCTAGTTCGTCGTTGATGTAGAAGTTAACAAAGGAATCAATCTCGTGTCCAGCTACAGCAATAACCCTGTGTAGGAACTTATTGTTAGTACCTGTAGCTTCGTCATATATAATAGCACCACCAACTTTAACTTCTCCATAGATAACGGAGTGATCCTGTGCTGGTCCTATTTGGTTAGTTTGATAACCACGACTACCTCCTACAGAAGGCTTAGGTGACAAAGCTCTAAGTGCAGCCCCAAGTACAGTGGAAACAAGGAACTGTCCAAGTACCGACGAAGTAAGGAAAGCTCCAAAAGCTGTAGCTGCGAAACCTGTAGCCCCAGCAGCAGCGGTGAAAGTGATAAAAGGTAATACAAGAATTTGAGCCATGTGGGTTATTTACCTCCAAGGTATTTTGAGTAAGAACACTCAGAAGGCTTGAACTTTAGCCACGTAAGTATCTTATGCAGAGGGCTTTGTAACTTAGAGTTTATCACGAGTACGGAAACCCCGTCTAACTTTAGGCAACTCTCAGCAAACTTAATTAACTTCACCCCAGTTAACCCTCTGCGGTAATCTTTGTGTAAGTATACAATGTCGCACAACGCGAACAAGTGGGACTTATGGTGGATGTTCGGGCTAACTACACTAACGAAGTATCCAACTAATGTCCCGCTACTCCTAACTGTGAAAACCTTAAGATTTCCCTGTAGTTCAAGTGCGTAGTAGGATTCCCAGCATGGGTCCAACTTAATCTGTTGTTGGTAGTCTTCAACCTCTTCCCAGTGAGCAGCAATCAGAGGCTTGATCTCTTCTTCTACTTGGGATACAAACTCCTGTTGATACTTAATCACTTTTACGACCCCACGAAACTTTCTTGTCCTGTAGGCTCTCAACGAAGTTAAGACCTTTGTCATTAGGGTAGATAGACTTCTGATACCCAGAGGTATAACGAGCAACTCTGGCTCTTTCTAAGTCGATCAGTTTGTTTTCTACCTTAAGCTCAATAGTACAAGTCTCAGCACTATCCTCAATGTTCATCTGGTCCATATAACCTGAGAAGATTACGTTAAACCCTGTCTCACCAGTTTGTACAAGTATCTTACTACCGTCTTGCATTAGGATATAAGCGCCATCCTCTTGGACTATCGCCCCATCACTAAGTGTACCAAAGTAAAGGTTGCACACACGGCCTTGATACGGTTCACTAAGGGCTAACGAGAGTACCTCAGAGGGTAT